AAAGCACCTGGAGATCACACCCCAGGAAGCCTTCGAATGCCGGCAGTTGATTCTCTTTGATGATTTAGATTAACATTTAAAAATTAAGATCATGTGCGTTTACATTAACGGTTTCGGGCTTGGCGAAGTGGCTGAACCCGATGCTCAATATAATTACAAAACTTTAAAATTTAAAATAAATGTTGATAGAAGACCTAAACAGCCATTTTGCTAAACCCGTGTTATCGGCTGGCGTTCTACGAGTACTTGTTGCTTGCGAGGAAAGTCAAGCGGTTACAAAGGAATTACGAAAATTAGGACACGAAGCATTTAGCTGTGATTTATTACCTGAAAGTGGCGGACACCCTGAATGGCATTTACAGCACGATGTAACTGAATTGCTGAAATTAAAGTGGGATATGATAATTGCGTTTCCGCCTTGCACTTACTTGACTGTAACTGGAAACAGATGGTTTAATATTGAACGCTATGGCGAACAGGCAATACAAAGACACAAAGACAGAGAATTTGCAATTAAATTCTTTAAAATGTTTGCTGATGCTGATTGCGATTTTATAGCTATTGAAAACCCAGTAGGCATAATGAGTAGCGAATGGCGAAAACCTGACCAAATAATAAACCCTTATCAATTTGGCGATCCATTTGAAAAGAAAACCTGCTTATGGCTAAAAGGATTGCCAAAATTAAAGCCAACAAATATAGTTGAGCCACCAAAAAGAACAGAGTTTGCAAGTGGTAAAAGTATGCCTACTTGGTATGCCGATGCCTGGAAGCTACCAAAAGAAGAAAGAGCAAAATTAAGAAGCAAAACGTTTGATGGAATTGCAAATGCTATGGCTGTGCAATGGTCGTCTTACGCTTGCCGATAACGGGTAAATATACGCAATATCAATTTATTACAGAATAAAATTATGTATTTAGTAAGGAAAATCGAAAAAGACGGGACAAAACGCAACCCTTTTACGCTTGATTTAGAAGGGGTAACAAAATTGCTTAGTATGGCAACTCCGGGTAAGTGTTCATTTGAAATAGAAAAAATAAATTAAAATGAAAGCAGATGATATTTTGAAAAAACACGAAGATGCTAATGAGATGCACTTCCACGAAGTCGATAGAAAATGGATAATTGAAGCAATGGAAGAGTATGCATCATTACGCCAACCGACTGTTGTAGGCAGTACGGATTTGGGAGAAGAATACTACGATGATGAGTATTACGAAAACCAGCCGCATGAAAATTGCCCAAAATGCGGTCGTCATTACGACAGTATTGATTTCGAGTATCAAAGCTGTTCAAAATGCGGTTGGGATGAAGCGGAGCAGAAATGGGGTGTAGCGCGAGAGCCGTCAGACGAAGATTATGAAAATGGCGATGCAGATATTCTCACTGGTCGGTGGTGGTAGCATTGCATACAACTTGTAATTACCTGCCGTTTAACTTACTGAATTATGCTTACAGAACAATTAACGACAAAACAAAAGAAAGAGCTTCTTCAGACGCTTTTCGGATTTGATTTAATCAATGTTGATGAAAGTGAAGGTGGTGAACATTGGGTTGTTTATGATGAAGAAGGAAATGAATTTTATGGAAGTAATGAAAATTGTCAATTTAACTTTTCAACGCTTGCAGGATTTTTCAGTTACACAGCTCACAGGGCAAAAAATCAAGGCTTTTCAGATTGTCAGTTTCAAATCAGGAAATTGCTCGGTCTTAGTGGCAGGTAACACAGAACCAGGACTATGAACAGTAAACGGACTTTTAGTAAATTGATAGAGGCACAATTATGACCCACCCCGACACCCCAGCCAACTCTCAACTGAATTTTACCAGCGAGATCGAAGCCATCGAATGGGTGCGATCGCACACTCCATTCCTTGTCCGTGCAAGAAGAAAAGGCTGCACAAAACTTGTACGCTCTTTTATGAGCAATTATGCGTTCGACGTGGTGACCAGAAATATTGGCCATCATTTATTTAAAGCATTAAAAAATGGATGATTTCAAGCGCGTTAAGGACGCATTAAGAATAGAGGATGTTGTGGGGGATTATCTCCGGCTGAAGCCTTCCGGTTCAAACCTCAAGGGGGTGTGTCCCTTCCACGACGACACACGGCCATCTTTATTGGTGAGGCCGTCAACCCAGACTTATAAATGTTTTGTCTGCGGTGCCGGTGGCGACGTAATCAATTTCGTTGCCGAATATGAAAAGATGGGCCTGGGCGAAGCTCTCGAATGGTGTGCCAAAAGGGCGGGCATCAGCTTGCAGCACAAGAAAGACCCCGACGAAGACAAACGATCGCGCGAGCGCGAGGCCTTACAGAACACAATCTCGGCTGCTGCTGATTATTATAAGTCTAAGCTCCCTCTTATTCAAGATTACCTGGCGCAACGAGGCTTCGATCCAAACGACGAGGTGGTTCGAGATTTCGGTTTGGGTTATTCGCCTGATTTTGATGATCTTAAAAACACTTTGCTTGCAGCCGGATGGACAGAGCAGCGACTAATCGACGTGGGTGTGTTGGCAAAAGGGAAGTTTGGCACTTACGATGTGTTTAACGATCGTCTGGTATTCCCTTTTTGGGATTTGTCGGGCCGCATTGTTGGGTTTTCCGGCAGAATCACTAAGCCTCGCAAAAACACCGGCAAATACATCAACACTTCCGACACTTTTTTGTTTAAAAAGGGGCAGCAAGTGTATGGGCTTTACCAGGCTCGCCGGGACATAGCAAAAACCGGTCGTGTTTACCTTGTGGAAGGGCAGATGGATGTGCTGTCGTTGCATGCTGCCGGTATAAAAAACACGGTTGCGGGATCAGGAACGGCACTCACTTTAGATCAGATCAGACAGATCGGGCGTTTTACAAATAATATTACTCTGATTTACGATTCCGACGAAGCCGGAATAAATGCTGCTTTTAAAAACTGCGAGGCTTTACTTGCTGCCGGATTCTTAGTGCGCTGTTATATGCTCGACAAAGGCATAGACCCGGATGATTTTGCCCGCAAGCATAAAGAGGCAACATCTAACAAGTTGCAGGATAAAAAAAAGGATTTGGACTTTGTCACTTACTTTCACAACATCTTTAACGTGGATTCCTCTCCCGAAACCTACGATAAGACCTTTAATTCTATCTGCAGTCTTATTGCCTCTATTCCGCAACCACATTTACAGAATAAATACATCTCTATTTACAGTCAGCTACTTAGACAAAATTCAAACCTGATCGAGAATAATGTGCGCAAATTGGGCCGTAAAAAAGTTGCCCCGCTTGAAAAGGAGAATCTTAAAACGGGAATTTATGGTCTGGAAGCTCTCGACGATGTGCTGAAATCCTCAGAGCCTTGCCTGCTGACGTCGCGCTTCGATGATTTTTTGGAGCGTTACGGCGATTCTCCCGTGTTGCTCATCAGTGGCGTTCTTTCGCTCGAGCATGTGCAGCAATTGCGCAAGACACACAACTTCTTCGTTGTCAATGAGTCGGAGTTAGGCATCGACGATGGGCAGGAGAACGATTTTACCAAATCCATCGTGCTGTGCTTTCAGGCCGGGATAACTAATATAGACGTGGTGAGAGAAGATAGCACTGTTACTTTTCTCAACCATTTTATCGTTCTTTACGGTCGTTACTTTCGGAGCGACAATCCACCGTCGGATCGCACGGCGCATATACAACGTTGTGCAGACGTTATCAGCGACGCCGATGAGTCGGTAAGAGTGATCAACATGGATCACTACCTTTCGAATCTCGAACTTAAGAAAGGGCAACTGACCGACATTCTTAAGCCCTACTTGGCTAAAAAGAAATCTCAGAAAGCCATTAACTCCCAACGCTCTGACGATGATTGGGAGTACGATCCGGACACCCTGCCGGACTACATAAACGAAAACCCAACTTATAAGGAGATGTACGGGCAATACAAATTCTTTCCAAAGCTCAATAAATCCGGTGAGCCGGTGTGTTATATGTTTCAAAACGACAAGGGTGGCCACACCATGGTGGGCGATTTTTTTATGACACCCTTGCTGCACATTCAGAGCGATAACGATGAAGAGAATAAGCGAGTGCTGAAGATCAACCGGCGATTTTATAAAACCCCTCTGTACATAGAGGTAAATTCAAAAGCTTTGCTTAAAAAAGCCAACATTGAGGAACGCCTCATTATGCTCGAAGCTGTTAACTTTTCCAACGGCGAAGAAAAACATTGGACAAAAATACGCGAATGGATGTCGCGCAACTTTATTACCTGCTCGGAGGTAATGGTTTATGGCAATCAGCAAAGCGATGGCTTTTCGCGCCGAGAGGATGAGAGTTTTTTTGCTTTTGCAAACGGCATCTTCCATATGGTTGACTCAAAGCCGGTCTTTACTCCTTCAGACAATCTGGGTGTTGTTATGCACAATAACAAGAATTATTACTTACCTGCTTACTCAACCATTTATGCCGGTGACGGAAAGCAGTCGGAACGCTATGAGACGATCGCAAACTTGGTGTATAAAGAGATTCCACTGGAGAAGCAGTGCAGCTTTGAGCATTGGGCATCGCTTATGGACAGGGTTTATAAGCTGAACAATAATGGTAAGTGGGCTACTTTGTTTGCTATTATGAGTGTTTTTCGAAGCAACATACACTGCCTGGACAGGATGTTTACGGCCCCGTTCTTTATTGGCCCCATGTCGGGGGGTAAAACTCAGATAGCCATCTCCATTAGATCGTTGTTTATGAGTAAAGACGTGCCGATTTTCAACTTAAACTATGGCACCGATGCGGCCATGTTCTCACTGGTCTCTACTTTCCGGGATGTGCCGGTGGTACTGGATGAGTACAATAATAAGGACACCAACGATGTAAAGTATCAAGGGCTTAAGAGCTTTGTTTACGACGGCGATGGTAGGCCAAAACGTCGTGCAACTACCGGTAAAGAGATCGAGAACGACAAAGTTTATGCTCCTGTTATCATCTGCGGACAGGAGGTTCCTCAGCGCGACGACAACGCCCTGATGTCTCGCGTAATTATCTGCGAGGTTCCCAAGCCTTCTCGGGCTCGCACAAAAGAAGAGATAGACCTGTTTGACGAGCTCAAGTCTTACGAAAACTATCAAACCTGCGGGCTTTCAAATGTTCTTTTTGAGATACTTCAACTCCGGCCTCTGGTAATGGAACACTTCCGAACACTAAAGCAGGAGGCATACGACGAGCTTAAACCGCTCCTTGTGTCGTCTGGTGAAATAGACCGCTTGATGAAGACGGTATCCTTATTCCTTGCCGTCTGCAAGTTGATAGAAAAATATTCCAAGCTAAAGCTCCCATTCACTTACGAGGATTTTTTTCCGATCGCTCTTGCAAAGATCAAACAGCAAGTAGAACTTATAAGTCACTCCGATAAGCTGGCCAACTTCTTTAAGGCGATGGATGTGATGATCGACTCAAAGGCCATACGAGAAGGTCGAGATTTTGAGATAAGCACTCCGGAAAAGCTTGTTATCAAACAACAAGGTGGGGGGAAAGTGGAGAAAATACTACCACAAGGCACCCGGGTGCTGTTTTTACGGCTTTCGGCCATTTATATACAGTTTGCCCGAAGCTCCTATAATAACGAGGATTCAACACAGTCAACCATTGAACAGAACCTACGGTCAAATCAGGCATACATTGGCTCCATTAGCTCAAGGCGATTCAACTGGACTGAAGTAACGGAAGTTCCAAGGGGAGGAGAAAGAACTGTCTCTATAAACATGGAGACGATGACGTCGGAAAAGGTGGAAGACAACCGTGTAGAACGAGTTGTAGAGAAAAGGATGCTTAATTCTTCCTGTATAGCAATAAATTACGATGTGTTCCGTGAGCTCTACGAGATAGACCTGCAGAGAGAAACTCCTTGCGATGAGCCTTTAGAACCCGAATTAAACAATGTGGAGCTACCTGAGCCGGTTTTGGGGACAATAGAACAAGCTGATTTACCATTTTAACAACCATAATCATGAGAAAAGACCAAAAAAAGATTGTACACGACGCTCTTGTGAACGATGAGCCTGTGTTTGTGCTGCGTGGCAAAGACACCTGCGCACTTGAAGCCTTAACGGCTTATTACGGTGCCTGCTCTCGAGTTGGATGCACAACAAAGTTCCAAGAGGAGGTAATGGAATGCATAAATGAGTTTATTATGCATAAAAATGAGTTTGGAACCACTATCCCAGACTAATCTATTTAGGTGAATTTTCCCCCGTACCCCCAAAAATATTAAAAACAAAGTACTTCGTTTATTTGAAATAAAAAATTAAAAACATGCGTCCAACAGTCCAACAGTCCAACAAAGTAATATTCAAATGTACTTATATAATATATAATTATTTGATTATTAAATATATAATATATATATGGTTTTATTTTTCTTGTTGGACGGTGTTGGAAACAGATCGTTTTTTGTTGGACGGTGTTGGACGATCAAAATCAACGTATTTTTTTCTTGTTGGACGGTGTAGAAAACACAATTTTTCAATGGGTGCTGATAATCAATGTATTATATTTTTTTGTTGGACGTGTTGGACGCATCCAACAACACAACCAACAATGTATATATCTGATAATCAGTTGTAAAAGTGGTTTTGTTGGACTGTTGGACTGTTGGATGCAGAAATAAAGGAAAACATTTTAGAAATAAAAAAAAATGATCACTACGAGCATAAGTATAAAACCATATTTGGCTGAATATTTATACACAAAATTCCATCCGGAAGAGGGATGTAATTACATAAAAATTCCTGAGACGGACGATTTATACCATCTGCTTTGGTATTTAATGGCAAAAAGGCCGGCAAATGTTAGTCCGGTAGATCAGGGCAATATAACCATAGCTTTACCACATCGCCGAGCCGGTAAAAACCCGGTTTATTACAATTACATATCTCAAAGATCAGCCCGTATTTTTGAAAAAAGAGTCAAGCAGCTATTTTCTCTCGAATTACACCAATTTTTGGATAATAATGTAATAAATGGCTTTAGGTACACTCATCAGGACATGGTCAACATTTTTATGTGCAAATACTCTTTAGAATCAATCACTGAGGATGCTTTGCTTAAAAATTATTATCGTTGGCGGGATAATGTTCGAAAAAAAGAGAAGCGAAAATACAGAAAACAATAAAAAACAGTCAAAATAAAGCCGACAGCTCACACCATTTTGTACACAAACTGTCTGTTTTTAAAGATGAAAAGGCGAAGTGTTTAAATATCAGTAAATTACATGAATATGAAAGAGTTTGTTAATAAGATTCAAATACAACTGAACAATAATTCCGAGTCGGGTGTTCCCATCAAACTGTTTGTTGATGATTTTAAATTTATGCCAACTCCGGAAAATCACAATGCCGGAATTTTATACAACTGCGATCTTACGCTTTATCTTGAAACTCCTTCCGAAGACGTTGTTTCTTTGTTAAAGCGAGAAAAAACAGGTGTCGTAACGCTGTTTGATTCCGACATGAAGGGATATAATTTGGGTAGTGATTCTATTCCTGCCAAAATTCATCTTGTTGAACACCTTACAAAGTCTACATTGTTCATCAAGTGTTATATGATTCACAATCCATTGAGCTCTTAACATCTCTCCCTGTCCTATTCGCTGCGATCGACGATATTATTTTTGTGAAAAAGTTAGATTATGATTCGCGATCATGTTAGAAGACTTATTCTGTCTAAAGACAGGGGGTTGTTTATTTCCGAGGCTTATTTAGAATCATTGATAAGGACTGTTTTTCCGCCCACCGAAAAGCAATTCATCTTTCCAATGAGTTTTTGGAAGGACTTCCCTTCCTACTTACAAATATCTGCCAGCCAGGCAAGCGCCCTTAAAAATCTGGCTTTGGAAGATATATCTATTTGTTTTTCAGACTACGATTTAATAGATGTGCCTAAAAGCATGGCCTATTTTTACGTAAAAGGATGCATCGTATCTGAATTATCACGATGGGATTTTTCTTCGCGGCAATTTGAACATGATATCGTGAAAGCTGACGAAAATCCAAATATTATCTGCCACTTTTTACACATCGACTCAGGTGGTGGCGATGCTTACTACCTTGATCGGGTCGCCGAAACTTTGGGTAAAATCAGCAAGCCAATCTATGTGTTATGCGACAGCGTTATGTGTTCTGCCGCTTACTACATAGGTTGTCATGGCACGAAGGTTTGTGCCTTGACACAAAACGATGTTGTTGGTTCCATAGGCACCATGATTTCTTTTTGGGATACATCGGGTTTTTTCGAAGAAATGGGTTTTAAAAAGATTGAAGCCTATTCTTCTCATTCCGATCTAAAAAACAAAAAAACCAATGATCTTATAAACGGCAAACCTGATCCGTTTATTAAGGAAGTTTTGGATCCTTATGCGGAACAGTTTTTGGCAGTAATAAAAGCTGCCCGTCCAGTTTTGAACGATCTGCCTGAAGACGATCCTGTTTTTCGCGGAGAAACATTCTCTGCTACAATAGCAAAAGAAAAAGGGTTGATAGATGACATCGTTACTTTTTCCGAAGCTATTTCTGAAGCTTATGAAATGGGGATCAATTGGGAGCAATCGCAACCGGCGCGTTCTAAAATTTCCTCTTTTATGTAATATTCACTTTTTAACCTTTTTCACAATGACACTAAAAGAAAAAATCAAATCGGTTTTTGATGCTCTGAGCATAAAACCGACAAAGGAGTTAACTTCGAAGGAGTGGAATGCTGTCTGTAAGTTGTATCAAGAAAAATTTGGTACCTCGCTTGTGGACGACATTAATTCTTCTGAGCAAAACAATGGGGAGGGTGCTGCCTCCAACGATGCCGGTGCTACTGACGATAGTCAGGTCCCTGTTATCAGCACCGATGATGCTAATCGCATTTTAGGTTTGCTGGAAATTCCTACAGAAAGCAACAGCCAGGATGATCCGCCGAGTATTGTCGAGTCTATTGAAAGAATTGTGGAAGAAAATCGGACTATCCGCAGAGAGCTTGCACGTTTATCTTCCGAAGCAGAGAGAGACGACGCTCCTGTGGTTTCTATCAACAAGCCCGTTGCTTTTTCGGGCCCCGGAACGACCGACAAATTTTTGTTTGGTATTGAAAATCCTATCTATTCAATGGATCAACGTTGGAACAAAATTTTTGCAAACAAAGGATATGCAGTCCTGAATCCTGTCAACGAAAAAAGAGATGGTTCTGCTTTTTATAAAGCCCTGTCGGATTACTCTGTCTCTTTGCAGGAGCGCTACAACTTCTTGCACAAAAATTCCATGCTCGATGCTGAAAAACTCGTCTCTGGTGCCTTCACCATGACAACCACCGGTCTTTCTGCCGCCGGTTTGGGAAATCAGTATGTTATTCGCCGTCAGGATGCTCTCATTGCCCGCATCCTCACCCTGCGCAAGGTAACTGATCTCTTTCCTATCCGTTCAGGCATTCAGGATCGTGAACTACTGACCAATGCTTTCTTTACCACAGTTTCACAGGCTTGGCAAAAAGGCGGCGTGTTCAAAGGCTCTATGGAGCTTAAGCCTGAAATTGGTTATGTAGACGATTCGATGGCTAAGGTTGAATTTGGAACTATGGAAGAAATCGAACGCCTGTACATAGGTTATCTCAACACGGATGGCTCCGACGCTATGAAGTGGAACATGATTGAGTTTATTCTGCTCAACATTTATAAAGTTATGCAGAACGAACAAAACAAACGCCATATATGTGGCCTCTATGTGAAGCCCGACACGGGCGTTGCCGGTAACTACCTGAACGCAGGGACGGGTGTTATTTACTCGTTGATTCGTGTGTTTCACGAAAATAAGCTTCTTCCTCTTTCCGATTCCGATCTGCGCACATTCACTTCTTCGAACATGTATTCGGTTGTCTCAGATTTTGTAAATGCTGTGATTAATGCCTTGGACGACGATCAGACGATCGACGGTTATGAGTTGTATCTGAACGCTAACTATAAACATTGGTGGATTGCCAATATTCGCTCGGAATTTGGAAAAGAAACCGATTTTTCCGGCCCGGATAGTTACGCAAACCGTACTCCCGATTCCAACATTAAAATAAATTGGGTTCCCAATATGGGTAAATCCAAGCTTATTTTTATGCAGGAGCCCGGAAACATCCAGTTGCTTGAATTTAAGCCTGGAGAAATGTTTGCTATGGATATGGATGTCGAAATGGAGCAAGTCCGCTTCTGGTCGAGATGGAAAGAAGGCTGCTCACCCTCTTTTGTCGGTAAGCCCTTTGCTTCACTGTCTGACCTGACTGCCAACAATTACTCGATGCAGCGCATTTTTATTAATAAGCCTTATGTGCCTGTTGTTGCCGATGCTACCACCATCGACGTTCAAGACGATTTTTGGTTTGTTACCGCTGCCAACACCCGAGCTACTGCCATTACTGCCCTGTCCAACATGGTAGAAGGACGTGGTTATATTGTTGAATGTGGAAGCATAACCAACGCTTCATCTATTGCAAAATCAGGCAATTTTGCCAATATCACCGCCGGCTGGACGCCCACTGCTGTGGGCGACTACATCTTGCTGGTAAAAGTGGCAGGTGGCAATATTGTTGAACTGGAACGATGCGTGGGTGGTACGAGATCGATTAACACCACCTATCAACCGAATGTTCCCGGTGGGCGTTAAGCTAACTGATTAATTAATAGAGAGAGGGTAACACCTCTCTCCATTTTGTTTCATTTTTATTTTATCAAAAACTTATGAAAACTTTTTTAAACATACTTTATTTTTGTTTGCTGTTTATGGGATTTGGGGCCATCGTGTTTTTTGCCAACAGCCCGGAGATTGCCGGAACAGTACTTGCAAGCATGATGGTTATAGGCAGCGTGGGAGACTTGTCGGATAAATACACTTTTGGTAAAAACATTTCCGCCAAAGTTTACTTGGTTTGTGTGGATCAGATAAACGACCAGGTGCCATTCCCGTCTCCTGATGCACAAAGAAACGTGTCTAATATTTCTCTTAAAACCGGCGAATATATGCAATACTTTGAAGCACATACACCTCCTGCTTTAGTTGGCACGGCCGAGAAAGGCGATATAACTTCTTCAGGCAGCAACACATTTACTATAATTATGGCCGGCGACAGGGATGTTCTCAAAACCTTTGGCGAAGATTTCATTGGCAAAAAATTTGTGATCATCTTTAAGGAAATCGAGTCTTCCGCATATAAAATCATCGGCTCTTTAGAGAGAGGCATCACATTTAAAAACTTTGAATTTAAAAACGACGGCGACGGACGTTATGCCACCTTTACTTTTGAGCGCGATTCGGTTCTTCAGAGCAACAATTATGTTGGCTCTCTGGTGTTGGCCCCAGCTGCCGTGCATACAGCCGACTCCACCACTTTGGCTCTTCTTGCCGGTCAGTCTCGTTATGAGATTCCGGAGAATAGCGGCGCAACGGCTATCTCTGCCGTGTCGGGCCTTACCTCTTCCGATAAGGGCCGGATAATTACTCTTATTGGTAAGGGGTCAACCCATCCGGCCACCATAGCAGACAGCAACACTTTTATATTAGAAGACGGTTCTACCTGGACAGCCAGAATTGGATCATCCATCTCCTTCCGTGTTGTTGACTCGTCCACATTGGTTGAAGTGCATGGATCACGTGTTCAAACAGCTTAACCATTATTGTTATGTACACCAGCAAAGAAAAGAATATCATTTATAATGAAATTCTGCATCCTTCTCACTCAGAGGCAGACCTTTGTCTGCTTCTGAGTGTTGTTCCTGATCATCCAAAAGCTGATAGGTACAGAGATAATCCCTGTAGGCATCATGAAAAGATTCTTTATGAGCTGCTTGATTACAAAACGCGCGAGGAAATCCGCGCCAACAGACGTAAACTTGCCGAAAAAACAACTACTAACAAACAGGAGGCTGGTGATGTGGAAGCCACAAAGACAGAGCCTAAAGCTAAGGTCTCTCCCGCCAAAGCTGTTAAGGCTAAAGCCGCCAAAGCTGCGCCTGCAGAGGATGTTGTTGAAAAAAAAAGCTCCAAAAAGAAGATGAATACCCCTTAATCGACTGGGGCAACCTAGAGTCACCGGATGTTCAGATGGCGACGATCCTATATAACGATCGTGTCAACACTTATAGACAAATGAAGGTTCTTGATGCAGAACTTGACGAGACTCGGCCTAAATCGACCAAGGTTAAGGAACTCGCCGAGTTGCGCATAAGGAACCTTCAGTGTTTTGACGAGCTTCAGGCATATAACGACACGGGTGAGTTTCTTTACCAACATCCTCTTCTTGCCGGTAAGAGTCAGTATAAGCAGTTGGAGACTCTTTTCCAAACCGATACGGCCGCTTTTTTGCGTAAATACAGCAATGTGGTTGCTTCTGTCAAAAGGTATAGGGCCTATGTTAAGCGTTCAGACCGAGCCAGGTTTGCAGACTCCGACAAAGCCAACCTAAGTCGCTACCTATCGACCAAAGAACTGTTTAAAACCATAATTCAAGAGAATAAGAAAAAATGATATGAGAGAAATTGAAATCTTTAATTTGGGATGTTTGCCTACAGCGCCGGTAGATGATTTTTTGGAGCTGCAGGAAGATTTTAAGATCAATGATTCAGATTGTGCTATTCTGTTGATGAAACTAAAAAAAATGATCTTATGAATCCGATGATATCACTTCCTGCCGATTCGGACATAGAAAAGTGCGAAGATTTGGGCGACGGTTATGTTTCCCAGGTAAGGTCTTTCGGGGCCTTGGGTTATGCTCCTGATCGCATAGCCGCCCTGTTGAATCTGAATAAAAAGCAAAAGTTTGCCCTCTCTATACGTCTTACTTTGCCGGGCGATGTTTATTATGAGGCGTATAGAAATGGACAAGCTATTGGTGCTTATAACATAGACATTGAGCTTGTGAAGTTGGCAGAAAAAGGCGATTCCGACTCTATTGAGCTTCTTGATCAACGGCGCAACGATCGGGCGTTACTCGATCTTCGGAAAGATTTATTTGGGATATAACCATGACTTTACTTGATCGTCTTGATAGGCTGCACCCTGATTTGATTTCTTCTTTCCTCACCACCGGAAAGTCGGAAGCTATTCCTATGGAAGTTCAGCTTTTTCTTAAGCAGCTTCAGTGGGCTGCCGAGATATATGAGTTTGAACGTAATGTTAAACGCGCGGCCAACCAGCTTCGTGTACGCATTCTTGCCGAGCAAAAACTATCGCTCGATGTAAGAACCTGCATGGCCCGCATCTATGCTGCTATAAACTACTTCCATATAGACAATAATGTTTCTATAAAAGTGTGGGAATCAAATTTTGCCGATCGCTACGAAAACATCGCTAAGATGTGTTTGGCAAAAGGAGATTATAAGACCATGAAGGCTTGCGAGGATGCCGCATTGGAATGTCGCCGACGGGCTTCTGAAATTGCCGAGACGGACAAAGACTGGGCTCCCATATTCCTTATTTCGCCAAACATAACGGTTGAAGACGTAGGGTTTAAAAAGAAAAAACTTAAGGATATTGCCCGTAAATCCAACGAGGGGTATTACATAAACCTTATTGATTCTCTGCCCATCGATAATGACGAAAAAAAACGGCTTCTGGAAGATGCCAATATTTACGATGTTGATCCCATAATTGAAGACAGCACCGATGAGTGATTTGAATTACAATCCAAACACACAAACATTTGAGGATTTTTATATGAATCAAATGCAGATCCGCGCGAACCTTGTTGATTCCAATGTGCTGATTTGCGAGGTCGCCAGAGCTGCAGGTAAAACGGAAGGAGTAATGACCCCGCGCATTATTCGTGTCGCCAACTCCATGCCGGGAGAGTTGGGTTTTTTGGTACATAAAACTTATGCCGCCCTGTTATCCAATGTTTGGCCCAACATACAGGCTTCTTTTTCTAAACCTGTTCGAGGAAATATGCAGGGAATGCTTGAACAAGACATTGATTATGTTATTGGAGAAACCAAACTGCCAAGGCATTTTAAACGTCCGCGCTATCCGATTGCTTATCCTAAACATTCCATTGTGTTTAGGAACGGCTTCCACCTGCAGCTTGTATCTTCCGATCAGCCGGAGTCGGTTGCAGGTCGCAGTGGTGTGCATGCCTTTGTGGAAGAAATGAAACTCAATAAAGGAGAAAAGCTAAAGACCAGGCTCTTTCCTGCTCTCCGAGGGTCGGCCGCTCATATACGTGAACAATCCTACTACCTTGGCATTACCGGTGTGTCTGACTCCGCTCGTGTAGATTTGGGTGAGGATAATTGGTATGAGGAATATGAACACAATGTTGATCGTGATTTGATAGACGAAATTGCCAATGTTGCTATTCATGTCAACGCTGCGTTGTATGAATACTACCGAATAAACCAATTGTTTCGTGAAGAAAAAGACCCGGTCGCCATCGAAAAACTTAGACTTGCTCAGGAAAAAGAGCAGAGAAAGATAGCCCTCTGGCAACCGCGCCTTAACGAGATGCGTCGTAACGCTACCTACTATATACGTGCCAGCTCCTTTGTGAACAAAGACATTCTTGGGCCTAAATTTTTTAAAACACAAAGAGAGAGCCTTTTGATTGATGAGTTTCTAACAGCTATATGTGCTATTCGTCGCCGCGAGGTGGTTAATCGCTTCTTTGCCTACTATCGTCCCAAGTTGCACCAGTTTTCAGATTCATACAAATACGAACACATCCTGAAAGTCGACCTTAAGGATTTTTTCCGAATCACGGCCAAATACCTCAAATATTATTCACCCAGCGACGAGATAATCCTTGGCTATGATCCCGGACACTTTTCGAGTGTTATTGCTTTACAGGAGAATCGGCGCAAAAACGAATGCCGGGCAATAAAAGAGTTCTTTTGCTGGTATCCTGCCGAGCAGCCGGAGCTTGCTCGTCAGATATACGATTTTTTTTACGAAGACGCGAAAAACAAACGCATAAAGCTCTATCACGATAGGGCCGGCAATAAGTCGCGTGAAGAGTATGAGCATATAACTACCGATGCCCGGATGTTCAAGCGCGAGCTGGAGTCTTACGGCTTTGAAGTTGAACTAATGAACGAGGGGCAATCAACCATTTATCATTGGCAACAATTCAAACTACTGCAATTGATTTTTTCAAATAAAAGCAACGCTGTGCCTCGGTGCCTTATTGATGAAAACGAATGCCCCAACCTATGTAGTTCTATTATGCTGTCTCCGCGGAAAAACACAGAGGGAAAGATAGAGCTGGACAAAACTTCCGAAAAGAAGGTTCCACTAAATAAACAAGCCGGAGTAACAACACAGCTTCCGTCCGCTTATATATATGCTCTTTATGGTTTGTATTCCGACAAGTTACCCAGCGAGTTTAATAATTTGCCGGACGATTTGCCGGAAAATTTATCTGTATAACATGCATTTGTTATGAAAAAGCCCAAAAATCACAGTATAAATCAAAAATTCACCCACATCACGCCTGAAAACCGTGCGATAATAAAATATTTATACATAATCGTTTTAAATAAAATTCAGGCGCTCAATTTGTTGCAATTTGGAAGCCCAAAGGGAAAATTTTCAAACGGACGGAAAATTCACGCAACGCTGAGAAAGGCGCTTGAGGTGCAGCGTTTCTTTTTCTCGGGAAATATGATTCCTCTGTCCTTTTTGCGCTGTTTTCTTTAGAATATTTTCGAGCATGTCAACGGAGTTGGAAGGAATGACGGCCCTGCAATGGGCGAAGGAAATCTCAAAGGTTCCGGACGGTTGTTTTACCATCGCCTTCTTTCCTTATTCGAGGAATAAAGACATGGTGTCAACCAAGTTGGAAGTAAAACAAGGCTGTAGGTTCAGAACACAACTGCCTGGCGAGGCGTTCTCGATTTCCAGCGATAATTTTTTTCTGTTTACCGATTCAGGCGGGCATCCTCGAATGTGTTACAGAATCCTTATCCGATTCATGGGGTTTCCTCACGATGATTTCAAACTGCACAAAATTAAATGGCTATGAGTATACAGACAATTGGCAACATAGGAACCTATTCTGATGGTCTTAATGTTTTCACTTTTCAGCTTGGCGACACTCCGCAGAGTTTTTTGAAGGACGATATCAGTGTTATTCCTTACGACCGAGCCCTTTCCAATTTTTGGTACGACATTGATAGCTTCCATGTTTTGTCCAGAGGAATGAATAACCGGCTGTGCGAAGAGATCACCGACGACATTAAGAACAATAGGTTATTGCCGCAGCTCATAAGAAAGCAGACCGAAATGTTGTATGGACATGGGCCTGTAGTCTTTCGCAAGGTGTTGAAGGATGGAAAGCTTGTTCGTGAATACACCGAACAGGATCAGATAATGGAGTGGATGGATTCCTGGATCAACAATGGCGTGGAATCGTCTTACACGGACTTTGCCTATGCCTGCATTAAAAACATGTATACCTTCAACGACTTTTTTGTCAAGTGGCGAATTGCCAAAAGCCGTCGCATTGGCAGAACCACCATTGCCGGATTGGAGTGTATGGAAAACAAAGACTGTCGACTGGCAACGAAAAAGCCGGATTACCTCACCGACCTTACTCTTTATCGAGACTTCAGATACGTCCTCGTTGGGAATTGTAGAAACATTACTACAAAGTATCGCATTTATCCGAAATTCAACGAACGCGAGGTCGATTCGTATGAATTTGCCGCTGTCAGCCACCATCGTAAAAAATCCGTAGGCGACTTTTACGGCTGTAACGAAACCTACGAGGGGACTAAAGGTTATATTCGCGGAGCCAACGAAACACCTGAATTTATCAATTCGTTTCTAAAAAACTCACTTGCCGCAAAAGTTCACATTATTGTTCCAAATGCTTGGGTGGAGTCGAAAAAGAAGCAAATAAAAAACCTGTGTGAAGAAAACAAGAAGCGCAAGTCAGACGGTAAAGAACTGCTTACATACAATAACATTGAAATCGGGACAGAATATAAAGAGTCTGTTTTTCTTGAATATTTTCAGGCAGAGCTGAAAAAAATGTCCGACTATCTGTCCGGGGCTCCAAACCAGGGAAAGGCCATCTCAACTATCAGCTTCCGTTCTGGCAATGGCAATAACGAAGAGCAATGGAAGTTTGAGACCTTGGATTTAAAGTATAAGGAATACATATCTTCTCTGATTGAGTACGACAAGCGGGCCGACGAAGTGTTGCTTTCGTCGCTCGGTATGGATGCCTCGATTTCGTCTATATCTAAGGATGGTGTCATCTCCAAATCCGGGGCCGATGTTTACTATAACTATCTCATATACATCCTTGGATTGTTCCCCGACGACGAGAAATGCTCCGAGCCGTTCAATATGGCAATAAAAATTAATTTTCCCGACCTGTATAAGGAGGGCTATAGGATCGGGTATTATCGTGAAATTCCTGCCCGACAGGAAGCCGTCTCTCCCGACAATCGACTTTATAATCAACAGCCATGATCTTAAAAGAATTATTTACAGACTTTTCCGAGTTTTCTTCGTTCGCAGGAGGTATCGACCCGGGAGTGAGCTTTGAACAACTCAACAGCTCTGCCCGCTCCGCTAAAAAGCAGATCATAAACATTATAACAAAGGCTGTTTACGATTCGATAAAAACTAAAAGTACAGCCCAGGATGAATCCAAGCAACATTTGTGTGGAGCTATGGCCAACCTAACGATGAGCAAAGATTCGGCTTTTGACATCATTCGAAAGAAAAAACAGAAGATCGACATATACAAGTCAGAACAAGAACAGATGCGCCGGGCCTACATCGAGAGCTACTATAACTCCATGGACAGCCTGATAGCTTCATTGACAGAAGGCAATGATAACGTATGGAAGCAAACTCCTTACCACAGCTTGCTGTCTAAACTCAAAATTAGAGACACAAAAGAGTTTGACATGATTTATCCTATCGATTCGTCGTTCCTGTTTTTCTTTCGCTGTATTCCAATACAAAACGAAATCTTAAAGCTGCACCTGAATGCCTATTTTTCGAATACGGCCATTAATGAGGAAGCCAAAGAGCAGTTAAAGTCTGCCTTGGCCTTTATGATTGTTTCCACGGCCATACGCCGTTTTGACCCGATGGAGCTGCCGGCATCTATACGCAATTTACTTGAGCAGTCCACTTCTGCCAGGCAGACGGTAAACGAACAAACCCGCTTGCTTGAATTATCGGCCGAGCTGGAACGGTCGGCACAGGACATAATTGCCACTGTTGACAACCTTATTAGCTCGTCAGCCAGTACCGACATCGCCACACGCACATCTTTTAATAATCCGGAAGACAAGATATTTATCATGCCATGAAAAATTTTGTGGAATTTTCTTACAACAACACAGTGTACACCATTCCAAACGCTTGGCACCTTCTATCCCGGGCTGAATTTGTCGGCATAATAGCAGATGCCGGCAAAATGGCTGCAGGAGAAATTCCACCAATCCGCGTACAGGCAAATCACATCCTCAGACACATGGGATGGGATGCTTCAAAGATTAAAAACGATGAAGCCTGGGCCAATCTTTATTGGCTCTCGGCACAAATAACCTTTATCTTTAACATTGTTTATCCGGATCAGAAAGACTTAATCAATAGTCTGAGCAACCAGGAAAGGGAAAGGGTTCTCAGAATTCCGCCACAACACATCGACGATCTCCCTGTCGCCCGTTACCTTTGCAGGCTGGATTATAAATACAGCCTTGACACTTGCTTTTGTACACAACTCATCCCTGAGATCACAGTAAAAGGAAAGAAGTACAAAGGTTACTCTATCAACACCAATTACGGAGTGCTCACCTGCAGTCTTACTGCTTTGCAGTACCTTGAAGCAAGGAGTCTGCCGATGGACTTGGAAACCTTGCCGCTTATGGCTGCCATCCTGTACTTCCCCGGGAAGTACAATTCCCTGAAAGCCCATAGACTGGCAGAAGATTTTTCATCGCTCGATGCAGACACGCTTCAGGCAATAAAAATTAATTTTTTAAGCGTGAGCAATTTCATGCTGACAAAAACGGAGTTTTATATCCTCACGACCGGATCCTCACGCGGTAGTGCAGACATATGCACCGGTGAGCTGGAGTCTCTGTACAACCTTGCTGCTGACGGTTTGGGGGATGTGGAAACCATCGAAAGTATAAACATCGTAAAATATTTGACAATCCTGAGAAAAAACCTCATTGACGGGGTGCTGCAATTGCAGGAGAATAAAGTTTCTATCAACGAAATCGTCAAAGTCACAGGATTGCCGATTCATATAGTTACATCAATAATAAAAAAATGATACTTGCGGTTTTAGAATACTATGCAAAATTTGTGAGCAGAGATGGAGTGGCCGCCTTCTTTCAAAACGGACGCAGCCCACTTTTGGAGTATGCAGTTATAAAAGAAAACATCTCGGCCAGGGAACCGGTTTTACAAGGCATAGATCACTATATTTTTGGCAACAGCTTCGAGGCTGTTAAGAAAAGAGTTGAGCAGCTTCAGACGAACTATTTGTTTGTCGAAGTTGGGGACACGGAATCTACGCGCAACAAAGGCAGCCTTTTCGACTCAACGAGAATGGCTATCACCGTTGCTCGTAAGATTTCCCTCACGACAGATTTCGTTGAGCTGGCCATTTACAGCCAGCAGTCAATGGATCTGCTCTCTAAAATTCGCGCCCACATGCTCTTCGATCAGGAGTCACAACCCTGGATCAAAGAGATCGGCGATTCGTGTACGATTATACCTTTTGATGTTCCGGAGTTCTCTTCCTACGGATGGACAATGATGTTCGATAGGGAGGGGGCAGACGTTTGCGACATCAGCAGTTTGGCAAAGTCTTTTAAAAATGCATATGAATAATGATTATCCGTCCATCCTTGGTGGCTCCGTCTCTTTGATAGGTTTTTTAGAAAATATAAAAAAAGTGCTTACTTCTGCTTACGGGATTATGTCTACGGCTGTTATATCTGTACTAAATTATTTTGCTCCGGAGCGTTTTTGCTTCCTGATCGTGCTGATTTTTGTGGGCTTCGATTTTATCTGGGGCGTGGCTGCTTCTAAGGTTCAGAGAAAATTTGTGTTGTCTTATCTTCTTAGAGAAACGGTAAAAAAACTACTTATCTACTCCAGCGCTCTGATTGCTGTCTATATGGCTGAAGACATTACTCATCACTACGATTTGATAGGCATAAAAGTTGTGGCAACCATTATTTGCGCTTGCGAGTTTTGGAGCACATCGGCATCCATGCTGATCGTAAAGCCC